TCACCATTTCGGCCCTGCTGATTATGGGGGCGCTCGTGCCTAATCCCGCAGCCGCCGCCCGCCCTCGGTTCAACGTCAACCAGGTCTTCAACGCCAGCCCGAAGCACCTGCAGTTTTTCAACTCCACCTCACCCGAGCTTTTATTCTATGGCGGTGCCGGCGCCGGGAAGTCCTACACCATCGCCGACAAGCTCTTTCTCCAGGGCATTCTGAAGCCAGCCGAACGGCAGAAGATTGTTGTCGTTCGGAAGACCCTGGCCAGCCTGCGCAAGTCCACGCTCGACATCATCGAGCGCCGGGCCGACGCGCTTCATCGCCCCTTCCGCCTGGACCGCAGCTCCTGGACGGCTCAATGCGGAAATCAGACCTGGGTCTTTACGGGGATGAATAACCGCGAAGACTACCAGAAGATCAAGTCCCTGACGGACGTCAACTTCATCTGGGCAAACGAGCTGACGGAGCTCCGCGAGGATGACTATCGGGAGCTCGGCCTTCGCCTCCGCGGGGCCCGCTCCAAACACCCGCTCGCATTCCGGCAGATGATCGGCGATTTCAACCCGATCGGTAAGACCTCCTGGATCTATGAGCGCTTCTGGCAGCGGCTCCCCAAGGCGGCCGAGAAGATCCGCGTCACCGTCCTCGACAACCCCTGGGCGGAGCCGGAATACACCGAGAGGTTACGGCGGACGGCGGAGGATAATCCGAATTTCCATAAGATTTATTTCTTGGGGGAATGGGGAGACCTGGAGGGAATAATTTTTAATTGGGACGTTGTCCCGCTTCCCGAGCTCTCCTTCGATGAGATTTGGTATGGCGGCGATTTTGGCTACTCGGTTGACCCGGCCGCGCTGGTCAAAATTTATCGTCGGGCGGACGAATACTGGGTCGAAGAGTTGCTTTACGAAACCGGCCTAACCAACCCCGTCCTGGCCAAGCGTTGCCAAGAATTGGGCGTCAAAAAATTCGACGAAAACATCTGGGACTCGGCCGAGCCCAAGAGCATCCAGGAGCTGGTCGATTGCGGCTTGCTGGGCGCGAAGCCGTCGGTCAAGGGGCCGGATTCGGTCCGGGTCTCGAACGATTATCTGGCTGCCCAGAAGATCCACATCGTCGAAGGATCACCGAACCTGATCAAGGAAGTCCGTTCTTATGTTCGCAAAAAGGACAAGGACGGTCGTTTCACGCCCGAACCGATCGGGGTCAATGACCACCTGGTCAAGGCCGTGGTCTACGGCATCTACACGCACGCTCATTCCCGAGGCGCAGAACCTCGTTTACGGAGCCTGTGACCATGACGATTATTGACCGCGCCCGATATCTGATGTTCGGGGATATCCCTCGACAGCGCAAGGCCCGTGCGTCGACCGCCGTTACCGATCCGCTTACTCGGATTATCCTGATGAACCTGGGGAAACAGGCGGTTTGGTCGAAACAAGATTTTCTGACCCTCTCCCGCGAGGGGTACGAGAAATGCATGGCGGTCTATGCATGCGTGTCGAAAATTGCGAGCGCGGCCGCCGGGCTCGAATTCGTCCTCAAGCAAGGAGACAAGGCGGTTGACGACCATCCGTTGCTCCAGCTGCTATGGCGGCCCAACGCGGCTGAGGGCCAGCGGGCGTGGCTGAGGCGTCGGTTCTCGCAGCTCCTGTTGCACGGCAACAGTTACACTCAAGCCGTTCGGCCGATTAAATCGCAGCCTCCAGCGGCATTGTATCTCCCGCGTCCGGATCGAATTCGCGTTCTCCCGGGCGGACCTCAGGGGGCACAGGTTGGAGGGTATGAGTATTCCTCCAGCGGATCAAAAGAGGTGATCCCGCCGGAGTTTGTTTTGCACTCGAAGATGTTCCATCCGACGGACGATTTCTATGGGTTATCTCCGCTCACCGTCGCTTCGCGGGGAATTGATGTCAGCAACATGGCCGCCGAGTGGAATATGCGGCTGCTGCAAAACGACATGCGTCCGCCGGGTGTGCTGTCAACCGAGGGTATGTTAAGCGACGAAAAATACGAGCAGCTCAAAGAATCGGTGCGGGAAGAATATGAGGGCCATGATAACGCGGGAAAACCGTTGCTGCTTGAAGGCGGACTCACGTGGCAGCAGACCGCGATTTCCCCAAAAGAGCTTGACTGGATCGAAGGCGTTGTCCACAACAAACGCGAAATCGCGTCCGTATTCAACATCGCCCCGGAACTCATCGGGGACTCACAGAGCAAAACATACTCGAACTTCCAGGAGGCGCGCCGGGCGCTCTACACCGAATGCGTAATCCCGCTGATGGATGAGTATGTCGACGACCTCAACAACTGGTTATGCCCGATGTTCGGGGAAAACCTATGGCTAGAAATCGACCGTGACGGGATCGAGGCGTTGCAGGAGGATCGGGAGAAAAAATTTGCCTATGTTGGCGGTGCGCAATTTATGACCGTGAACGAGAAGCGGACGGCCGTCGGCCTCGAACCGCTGACCTCTCCGGCGGGCGATATGGTGCTGGTCTCGTATTCGACGGCGCCCTTGGACATCGTTGCCGCCGGCCAAACCGTCCTCGTGCAGGGGGGGGCCGCGGCCGAACAGGGCGGGGGAGACGGAGAGGCGGCGAAGTCCTCCCTCCCCGCATTCGCCGGTGGGGCGCGGAAATCTTGGGCCGCCGCAGATCGACGGGAGGCGCTCTGGCATAATTTCGTCCGCCGGGTCGAAACAAAAGAGCGCTCGCTTATCTCCATCGTCCGCTCCTACCTCACGGACCAATCGGCCCGCGTCGCAAAAACACGGACGGTCAACGTCGATACTGAGGCGAAGGAGTTTCTCTCCGCGCTTCGGCCCTGGGCGTATAACGCTGCCCGTCAGGCCGGAGCCGCCGGCATGCGTGCTGCCAAAGGCGAGCTCCCGGAAATCGAGGAGAAGGTCGACCTGTTCGACCTGACACCCGAGGCGCGAGCGTACCTGGACGAAATCATTCTCCGGTCCGGAACGCAAATCGCCGAAACGACTATGGCCCTGATCCGGGACACGTTGGCAATGGCGGAGTTTGCGGACTGGACGACCGAGCAATTGACGCAAAAACTGATCGAGCGACTTAACACATTCGCCCAATGGCGGTGTCGACAAATTGCCAGGACCGAATCAACCAAGGTCGAAAATTGGGCACAGGTTGAAGGGTATAAAGAAAACGAGTTCGTAACCCGCCAAGGCTGGCTATGTTCGTTCGTCCCCGATTCGCGGGACGACCATATCGAGGCCGACGGGCAAGAGGTTCCGGTTGGCGGCGATTTCGTCATCGGCGGCCAGGCAATGGCATATCCCGGAGATCCCCGGGGCGGTGCTGGAAACGTCGTCAACTGCCTGTGCTCGACCTATCCGATTGTGGACTGAGGAGACACCATGAGCAAACACGGCGTCAAGATTTATCGCTTCAGGCTGGACGACGATTCCCTGACCGAGACCGGCTCATTCCGAGGGTACGCGTCGATTTGGAACGTCGTCGACTCACAGGGGGACATCGTCGAAAAGGGCGCGTTTCGAAAAACCCTGAAAGAGAAAAAAAATGGACGCGTCAAACTGCTCTGGAGTCATGACGCCTACGGTCCCCCGATCGGGTATGTCGCGGCGGCGGAGGACGAACACGGTCTCGCTGTCGAGGGGCAATTGTTTCTCGACGCGAACGCGAAGGCGCGGGAGGCCTACGCCGCCGCAATGGCCGGCGTGCTGGACGGGCTGTCCATCGGGTACAAAACCATCAAAGACTCGATGGACAGATCGGCCAATGTCCGGCGGCTAAAAGAGCTTGAGTTATACGAGGTCTCGCTATGCAATTTCCAGGCGTGTCCGGGCGCAGTGGTAACGGGGGTTAAATCGCTCGACGCCCTGGCTGGATGCGTTGAGGAGCTCCGGGGCGAATCCCTGGACGAGGAGCAGAAGACGGAGCTAGTAAATCAAATCGAATCCCTGAAGGCACTTTTGCTGGGGACGGAGCCGCCGCCGGCTGGCACTCCCTCCGGACAAGAGCCGCCCGTGGATAGCGGACTCGGTCCCGTGATCGAAGCCGCGCAAGCCCTGGTCCAAACGACCCGGGCTAAATTTAGCGTGAGGTGAATTATGACCGACCAAGAAAAATTGGTCGCTCTCATCGAAGAGCAAAAAAAGATCATCAGCGACTATCAGGCCAAAAACGAAGAGTTGATGAAGGGCAAAATCGGGAAGCCCGATCTGGACGAGTACGAGCGGAAATTCAACGACCGGTTGGACGAGATCAGCCGGGCCGTTGCTGAACTCAAAGCCCCCCGTCCGGAGATGAGGGGCGACGACCCCAAGTCAGAAACGAAGGCGTTTTTCTCTGGCCTCCGGAAGTCCCTGTTGGGACGGCCGCTCGACGAAATCGAAAAGAAGGCGATGACCGTTGGAGATGCGACGACCGGGGGATACCTGGCCCCGGCGGAGTTCGTTAACGAGCTCATCAAATTCGACGTCCTGTATTCGCCGATCCGCAGCGTTGCCAAGGTTCGGACAACCAGCCGTCGGTCGATCCAGATCCCGAAAAAAACGGCTAGCGCTTCAGCCGCCTGGGTATCGGAAATTGGGACCCGGGCGGAAACAACCAATCCCAAAGTCGGAATGGAAAACGTTCCGACGCACGAGATGTACGCGCTGGCCAAGGTTTCGCGGCAAGACCTTGAGGATGTCGAGTTCGATCTTCAGGGATTCTTGGCGGAGGAATTCGGCGAACAGTTCGGCGTGCTTGAGGGTACGGCGTTCATCACCGGCGACGCCGTCAACAAACCCGAGGGCATCCTGACCAACTCCAGCGTCGGCGGATTCACTGGCACAACGACCTCGGGCGTGATCCTGGCTGATGATCTGGTCCGCCTCTATTACTCCCTGGCGGAGCGGTACGCCGGCCAAGCAACCTGGCTGTGGAAACGCTCCTCGACCCTGGCCATCTCGCTGCTCAAAAACGCGGTGACCGGCGACTACATGTGGAAGC